GCTTACGTTGACGAAGACCTGAACCGCACTAACTACCTAGCTACCTCTAACCCTGTACACCTTGTTACGGAGCACGAAGATGCCATACCGACTGAATCTATCATAGGTGACCCACAGGGATCTCAGTCCAACAAGTCCATCATATGGACTGTGGACATACCTCTCCCTTCTAACTATACTCACGTTCGTCCTGTAATCATACAGCGTTTTGGGGGTGGGACAAACCAAAGCTCAAGCGAGTTTGCATACGAGCTCGAGATTATCAAGATACCTGAAGTCGACACAGACATAGCGTCTTTGGAGATTACGTACACAGGACTTGAACAAGTAGCAGCTGCTTCAATATCCGAAGTAGTTATTGACTCTGTACGCTACGAGACCGCTAAGACTTTTGTGCAACTGGACAACAGACTGTACATCTCCAACCTCAGAGCCAGAGGTGACATTGGGTATCAACGCTTTGCAAACAGCATTGTAACCACGCCTATATCTACAGCTGTGGACAGGTTCGACCCCAAGAGATTCCACACAATTACTCTTAACGACGGCTACTCGAACATAGACTTCCCCGAGCTAGACGATGACTTTGACATCTACAGGAACTTTCAAAGAGACAACCTAGGTGACGGTTTCTTTGCTTCCAATGTTCGTAAAGGATACAAGGACGTCAACATGTCCTACAACTACAGAGGCTACCGTAGGTCTGAAGTCTATGCATTCTACATATCGTTTGTGCTGAATGATGGGTCTGAGACGTATGCGTATCACATCCCAGGTAGATCTTCTCTCAATCTTCCCAGAGCAGAAAATGGGGGTGCTACTGTCAATGAAGACAGCTCTTTATCCTCCACAGTTCTTAACTCTGTAACCAACAGTGAAATCGAGATGAATCTCGAAGAGTTTGCAGGCTTGTACCCAGATGCCAAGCTCTACCAAGTAACAGATACTCAATTCATACTTAACGAGGCCGGAAGTCAAATGAGCTTCTGGGAGAATGAGGACGAGACATACCCTGATACTGAGGACTTTGATCGATACACAGTCAACAGCACGGGGGACATCTTAAACACAGGCGATATTAGAGACAAGAGGGTTAGGCATCATAAAATGCCACCGAACAAAAACCTGACCCACAGCTTTGTAGATAGTCTTAACTCTGATGGGGTCAATTTAGATTTGTTTGGTCAGTCCACTACATTTAGTGGATTAACACTTGACGAAGAAGTTAAAATATTAGGAGTACGTTTTAGCAATATCCCCGTCCCTGACTTCATAAAAGATCAGGTCCAGGGATTTAAAATCTACTACGCTAAGCGTACTCAACAAGAGAAGAGCATAATAGGCCAGAGTATTGTTATGCCCTCATGGTACGAAGACCCAATTGCGGTAACCAATAGAATGACTATTGCAGCACACGGTCCGTATGCCGATGCATGGTTTTTAAGAGGTCAACCTGTTACATACAACAACAGAATACTCAAGTCTGATATACCTGGAAAAGTCAACTCTAAAAAGGCATTCTCTGTCTTTACATTCCACGACTTCAATCTGCTCAAAAACAAGCACACACTTAGTGGGGCTAGTCACATCGATGTACAGAAGATTCTGACCATGCGTGCATGGGCTGGTGGTAATAAGAAAATGCCAAGTACGGCCACGCCTAACTATATGATCGATTCTGATTGGGTAAACTCTACAATCGGTAACGAAACGTGGTATGAGTGGGTTAACCCAGACGGCAACCCTGACGACTACAACACTTCGCAGGCTGTTACAGGAAACGATGCAACACCTGCTGGTATAGCCAACTACTACACTTCTGTACTTATAGCACAGCGTTACAACAACCCTGGCTACTTGTACAATGATGCTATTGTGGGAGACTATAACGTAATGCCTAATAACGACATCTACGATTACTGGCTCAATAACTACCGTACTCAGGTTATGCTAAACCCTAATAGCAAAACCTACATTACAGGTAGTACACTTCTTAAAAACACAGACAGTTCTGCATTTAAGAACGCAGACTTCTTGATGCACTTTGCTGGTGAGTCTTGCATTGCATTGGGTTTAGGATCAGGTCTTCCTGCACTTCTACAACACGCAATAAATATAGACCACAGTTCAGGAGTCATAGACTGGTGGAACTCTGCAAACTGGTCAAACGTAGAAAACACAGATACTGGATTTGCTCTCAGTGATATCAATGTCACTAGTGGAGATTCCAAATTCCAAGCATGGCCAGCATTCTATCTGGTCAATCTTTGTGTATACAAAACCAACGTATACAAGCCATTTGACCAGCAAAAGCTAGTATGGACTGGATACTATCAGAAGATAGATAAGTCTAGAACAAAGTACTTAGAGTCTACCAACACTGTATACGGGGGAGACACATACATCAGCAGACACTCTCTCCGAACTACGTCTCAGGACTTTGGAGCTTGCTTCCAATTGGGGGATATTGCAAACAAGGCAGAAAGCTGGAGTACAAATCCGTTTACGCTTTATAGTGTAGACGGCGATAACGAAGTGCAGAAGAAGAGAACAGTAGATCCATACGCTACAGTGTTTAGCTTCTTGTGTGAGTCCGACGACCTGCTTGGGTTTAGACACCAAGGAGATACCGCAGAAGGTGTAACTTCAGCAGAGAGTTTGTTCTGGGATGCATCTATTGCAGCAGATGTACTGTTTGGAAACCCAAACAACGACTACACAAAGTCTGACCACCTGCTGTACATGAACAATTACTCTGCAGTGCAGGACATCAAAGTCACTACACCACTGCCAAAGAAGCTGTTCAATCCTACATTCTTCCCAACTAGAACTATACGTTCTACTGTAGACGACGGTAGCATACAAGACAAGTACAGATTCTTCTTAGCTCTGGACTTTAAAGACATCCCAAGAAACAGGGGTGAGATAACCAAGCTGTTTACTCTTGGGTCTATACTGTATCTGCACACCGAGCGCTCGCTGTTTGTTACTAGAGGTAGACAACAGCTTGGTCTTAGTGACAGCACTCAAGCCTTCGTTGGTAGTGGTGACATCTTCGAGCAGAATCCTGACGAGATGATCCCAACCACAGAAGGTTACGGTGGTACTGATTGTCAGTTTGCCTCCTTAACTACAAGATTTGGGCAGTTCTTTGTGAATCGTAAAGACCGCAGAGTCTATATGATGGGAGAAAGCATCGAAGAGCTAAGCTCTCTTGGTATGGAAAAGTGGTTCTTGGACAACATTCCGTACGAGCTTGAATCCTACATAGACTTAGAGGAGGTAGCAAACTTTGATGCACCAACTGAGTTCTTTGGATTTACTGCAACGTATGACCCAAAGTACAAGCGCATAATCCTTAGCAAAAGAGAGCGTGTCCCAGGAGCAACTCTAATCACACAGCTGAACAGCGGCCTTATTAACGATGTACAGGCCATTACTGGCGGGTTCTCTTTCTACAGCAGTAGACTACAGGAAACTGTAGAAGTACAGTTCGAAGATCTTGATGAGGGAGGATGGACTATATCCTACTACCCTGAGCTTAAGGTGTGGGGCAGCAGACATAGCTATCTCCCAGTCATATTTGCCAATAACCAACAGAACTACTACGGTCTTGTCAATGGTACTGATGGCAACGTATGGGAACACTCCAACTTAGATGCTCCCGGTAACTACTACGGTGCACAGTACAACTTTGAGTTTGAGTATATAGACAATACTCAAGCGGGTGTGTCTAAGATCTTTACCAACATCAGGTACTGGGCAGACGTAGTCAACATCAACAACGCGTATCCATCAGAGGTAGACAGACACACCTCACCTGGATTCACTACCTTCTACACGTACAATACCCACCAGATTTCTGGGGTACGGAACATTTATTACCTGAATAATGCCAGACTAGTCGATAGATTCTGGTATATCAACGACTTCAGGGATCTCAGCTTGCAGGCTAACAACACAGCTGCAGTGTTAGCAAACAACCAACTGAACGTACAAGACGACTTTAACACAGGAACTACCACTAGTCTTGCTAATGTATCTATGTTCACAGAGGAGGGAGCTATAAATGCTGACTATATAGACAATAATAAAGTATGGTATAACCAGAAGAAGTTTGTAGACCACTTCATGGGCGTACGCTTGATTAGCGACAACTTAACTGGTAATTTAATATATTTGTATGCAGCGGGTACTAAGTTCCGACAATCCTTTAGATAACTATGGCCAAGAAGAAATCAAAGAAAATGAACATCAACCCGAAGTATTTATCGGGTAGTAAGAATCCAGGACGTCGAGCTCAGCTTATCCGTCAGATAGCAGATATCTACAAAAAGGGCAAGCCATATCCTAGTAATTTGAACGCTCTGATGAAAGAGCGTGACAAGTTACAGGCTGGAGGTAACCCATATGCTATGCCTACGTCTGCTGCAACCTCTGGATATACCAGCACTATGTCTGGTATGGCGGGTGCACAACAAGCCGCGATGCAGTTAGCTCAGATTGAGCAAGAGGTGATGGCTACACAACAACGTAGATCACAGGCGGAAAAGGAAAGAGAAGTACAGCAGCAGCAACAGTTCCAACAAAGTATGCAACAGGGGGCTGGAGAGCTTGCAGATGATTTAGGTAAAAATGCTATACAGCAAGCAGCAAATGCTGCACGTATGGCCAAGATCGCTAAGGGCACTGCATCGGCCAGGCAAGTAGCCAAAGCATCCAAGGATACTGGACAGCTGCTCAGCAACTTAGGCAGCTACGGTAAAGGGGCAAAGGATGCTGCTAGTGCTGCTGGTAGTGCTGCCGGAAGTATCGGTGCTGGACCTATTGCAGCAGCCGCATCTCTTGCAGGAAAAGGTGTAGAAAGACTGTCTGATGATGACGACGATACCCGCACTAACTTCGGGGAAGGAACAGGACGTCTCCTCTCAGGCGCAGGTAGTGGTGTTGGGTTAGCTGCAATGGTAGGACTCGGTCCTATCGGTTTGATTGGGGCGGGCCTTGTTGGGGGCACTGCTGCTTTACTCAGGCAGCGTAAGCAAAAGCTGCAGGCTAGAGAAGAAGAAGCTAGACAGCAGTCACAAGATGCACAAATGGCTGCAGCAGAAGACGCTGCGTTCAAACAGTCGATGTTGAGCACTGGTCAGGACATGGGATATAACATAGGTAATTCCATGACCAACTCCTACCTTCCTGGCTATCAGATGCAAGGAGGCGGACTGTGGGCCAACATCCGTGCTAAGAAAGCGCGTGGTGAGAAGATGCGCAGTAAGGGAGAAAAAGGTGCACCTACTGAAGCACAGATGCAAAGAGCAAAAGCTCAAGAAGGTGGCTACATGAAGCCCCTGCCTGGTGGTGCTGTAGAGTTTGTTGGACCCAAGCACTCTCAAGGTGGGATCATGTTAGACCCGCAGACTGAAGTCGAGGGAGGTGAAACTATGGATAAGGTTAAAATGCGGGAGAATGGGGGGAAAGCTGGAGACTACATCTTCTCAGACTTCCTGAAGCTGGGTAAGAAAACGTTTGCACAACGCCACAAGGAGATGTTGAGCCGTGGTGCATCTCAAACAGATATACAGAAACTTGCTAAGATGCAAGAAGAAGTAGCTAAGCGTGAAGGCAGAGACGAAAACGGACCTAGAGGAGAGGAACAGATAATGCAAGAGGGTGGATTTACAGTCCAAGAAGAAACTACTGGTGTGATGCCTGCTAATATTGAAGACTTAGAAGGCTACGAGTTAGACGCAGAAGGAGCATACGCACGTGACTTCCCCGAAGGACAGAGCAGAACTGAAGAAGGTCTTTACCGTAGAACAGATGGAGATGAGGTTACTATGACTCAGGTGGACCAACTCAAAGCCAATAACCCCTGGTACGAGGATTGGGACAATTTTGATCCTACCAACCCAGAAAGCGTAGAGGCATTTCAGAAAGCATATAATGAAAGGGTGCCTGAGTCTGCTCAGATTAAGGTTGATGGTAAGGTTGGGGAGCAAACCGTAAGTGCTTACATCCCATACAAGAGACAGGAAGAAGCTACTATAGAAGGGGAGACCCCTAACCAGGAAATGGCCGAAGAGGTTGTTGAAGACACTCCTGTGGGACCAGGCATGAACTTGAGAAGAGATATCTTACTTCCCTACCAACTCATGGGTCCTCTAGCAGAACTTACGTCTAAGTACCCACAACCCAACACAGTTGCTGCTCCGGTTACTGGACGCATTAAGATGCCTCGTATGAACATGAATGCAGAGCGAGCAGCTTTGTCTGCTAGCACTAATGCAGCTAACAAGTTCATCCAGAATCAATCTGCAGGTCCCGCTGCTATAGCTGCACAGATGGCTATGAACGAGAAGCAGAGAGCCGGTAATATCGAGATTGCAAACCAAGAAGCAAGAGCTAACACCCAAGCTGCTGCACAAGAAGAGATTGGTAATCTTAGAGCATCTCAATTCGACGCAGCAAACGTGGCAAGAGCAAGACAGTTCAACGCAATGTCTCAAAACCAACGAGATCAGAACGAGTATGAAAAGCGCATGCTGGCATTCAACCAGTTAGGTACTAACTTAGCGCAGTACGCTAATGACTTGAGAGCTTACAAAGCAGAAGACAGAGTTGCAGAAGCTTCCCAAATCTCTGGGGAATACACTAGACAAAAGTATCTCGAGCAGTTACGCAGACAATCTAGACGTAGAAACTCTCCGTACTCTGGTATGAACGATACTCAGCTGCGGGAGGTTGCCGCTCAGATGGTTGCAGGTGCTCCTACTGCCGCTCTGCAAGACCAACAGCGTGTCGGTGCTGTAGTAGAGGCTGCAAATGCTGTGACTCAAGACGAGACTACTCAACAGAAAAGAGGAGGCTACATCAAGAAGATGGGCAAGGTTAAAAGAAAAAGAAGAAAGAAGTAATGGCCTATAGAAATCTATACAGTCCTCTCAGCCAGTTCGTTGACCCAGGGTCTACGGAGATATCTGAAACCCTTAGAGAACGATACTTGCTGAACTTCCAGAAGCAAGACGCAATATCAGAAAGCATGGCGCAACTTCCCGTTGCGTCATTTTCTAATGATCAGGCTATCTACAAAGACCTCTACCAAAACACTAGAGGTAAGATCGACGAGCTTGCACAAAGAGGTGACTACGAAAACATGTTCATCCCAGTGCAGACGCTGGCACAACAATACCGCGAGGCCGCAACTCCTTTGGCCAAGAACTACGAGCTATACCAAACTGACAAGGAAGCCAAAGAAAAACTCCTTGAAGAGGGTAAGATTACTATGTCTGATTACCAGGGCTGGCTAAAGAAGAGCAGGCTCTCTCAGCAAGGAGGAGACTATGTACCATACGCCGGGCTAGAGCTCGATGAAAGAGGGAAGGCCAAGATAGAAAGTTACTATGGTGGTACCCCTATCGCTCAGTATGTTGATGTCCAGCAAGAAATACTAGACGCTCTCAATGATATCCCAGAGATAAAAGAGGGAGGGTACACTGTAAAAGGATACCAAACAGGCCCAGACGGGCTGGTCTACGCTGTAGAAGACCAGCAACAAACCATTGAGTACATACCTCAAGAAACTGTTGCAGCTGTTACACAAAATATCCTGAACAGGCCCGATGTCGCTGCGTACATGAACCAAAGTGCAGACTTTGCTACGATGGATATGGATGAGCCTACCCTCAACATGATAATCTCTAAGCAGATTACAGACATGGAGGACGCAGACGAGGCGCAAGGTGCTGCTCAACTGCGTCAGATACTCAATAGCGGCTCTCCTGGCATGAAGCGTCAAGCTGCAAGAGCCATTGCATACAATAAAGACTACTCTAACTACGTTGGTACTGCACTCGCTACTAGACAGCCAAGTGCTTACGGTGGTAGCCACAAGATCAGCTACGACAAAGCCCTCAACGAAAGACTCCAAGAAGATAACGCACAGAGTGGTTCGTATACTGTGGTTACCCCGGGCGGGGAACTGATGAATGTGTCTACCAACATTGTTGACAGTACCGGAGAAGTAACGGCGAGTAGTGTGAACGACAATATCACTAGACTCCAAACAGCTAACACCTCTACGGTGCAAGCAGCAGTCCAAGTTCTGCCTGTGCTTCAAGACATCATTACCTCTAGAAACCCTGTTCCCCTCGAAGAAAGGTTTGCAATGCCAGATGCGGTCAACAATATCGCTAACGAGATTATTGCCCTCAACCCAGACTTGGACAGAGGTATAGTTGTACAGCAGCTGCAGCAGGTTAAGTCAACGATAGACTATAACAATGCAGAGATGGAAGCATCTCGTATGCTGTTACGTAAGTCTTATGGGGACTGGGGCGAGAACTTTACTGCCAACGTTCTATCCGATGTGGCCACCCAAGAAATGGAAGTGGTCGGGGGAATGGCTGACTACTACAACACTGTTGATCTGAATCAGAACTACGTATACGATGAAGAAACGAATACAGTTATTGTAAAGAACGAAGAGCCAACAGAGGGCAGTAGAGAAGCTGCTAAGATTGTGATACTGGCAAGAATGCTGCAAAATGTAGACAGCATGGACAGTGTCTTCCGTAACTCCAACGTAGATAAAATGAGCTCGATGGGCACAATCGTGTCTCAAATGTTTGGGGTTGGAGAAGAAGAAGCCGCAGAACTTATCGCCCTGGCAAAAGATGTGTCTATCAACAGAGAGCAACAAGCAACACGTCAATCTCCATACGGAATGGGCGCGCCTCAGGTCTCTGGAATGGGAGACCCTGAAACCTACACAACTACAATAGTTGATACTGCAACTCAGCTTGGTCAGAATGCAAATACTGTCCTCATGCAGAACATAGGCGCGGGTAAAAATACGTCAGATGAATTTTTGAGTAGCAAGAAGAGCGTCAACTACCGTATGGGGGTTAGCTCTACCGCTTTAGGAGATACTGATGGTAAGCTGTCTAAGGCAGTTAACGATGAACTCAAAGGAGTCAACATGAATACCTACGCCAACGTCAGTATAGTCAGAGATTCTACGATGGGTGAAGAAGTTAAGACTGTTGCTCAGGCCTTAGGCGACGGACTCAACGCAGCTGAAATAGCTGGCGTTAAGTTTACTCAGATTCTAACACCTGCTGGCATGAAAGCTGCAGTTGTATTGGACTTGAAAAAGGTCAGTGGTGCAGACAAAAACATAGCACTACCAACGTCAACAATAACGATGTTATATGATGATGTTATTCAAAGCTTTGATCCAGCATTTGCTAGCCAAATAGAGAACACCTATAATAGTCCTGGAGGAATGTTAATCAATAATGCGCTATCTTTGATGCTTAACATTCCTGGCGCCTACAGTCCCGAAGAAGGCGTGCGCATGACAGACAACATTAACGGAAGAAACTTCGAGATTACTGTATTCCCGACCATCAGGCCACTACAAGACGAAGAAACGGACATTGTCGCAGGTGTTGGTCGAGTTAAGATAAAAGCCAGCGGTAACGGGTTAGATACAGTAGAGCAGGAGATGAGTGTTAGTGAGTTCATTCAGTACTACAACGGGGTCAAGAGTATCGCCAACAATACGTAATCTATGAGCGACAGCACCCAACTTGACCCACTCAGCGGACTTCCTGTAGAGCCTTCGTATACAGATCCTCTGACAGGACTAAAAGTAAAAAGAAGCGATTTATCAAAGTTTGCTGATGGAAGCGTCACCCAAAACCTATTTGGGGCCTCTTCTACGGGGGACTTCGGTAAATACGCTGACTACGGATTGGGCGTCTCTGCTGGTAGTGTAGACTACGAAGAGATACGAGCTCAGCGGCAAGGCAACTGGGAGAAGTTCAGCAGAGGTATAGGTAAGATGGGAGTCACTGCGGCTTCTTCCTTTGTGAATACGTTCACAGGAATGGCCGGCTTGCTTGACTATGCCACCGATCTGAGTGTTCCTAGAAATCAAAAGAGTTTAGCTCGGTACGAAGCAAAGCACGCTCGTACTATTGATACGGAGAAGTGGAGAGAAGCTGCTCGAGAGAGCATGCCACATTATTATACACAAGAAGAACTGTCGAAAGTGGGTACCCCTGGAGGTATCTTCACTATGAACTTCTTGACAGACAAAGCCTTTGACGGCTTAGGATTCCTACTCGGTACAGCTGCAAGCATTTATGCTACAGGTGGCCTTGGGGTTATAGGAAGAGCAGGGCAAGCACTTAAGTTGTCTCGTGCTCTTGCCGCCTACAGAACAGGTAAGACACTTGCAAGCGGAGCATCTATCGGCAAAGCTTTAGCTACGTATAGAAACACTAGAGCTACAGCTCAAAAAGTTGGGAGCGGTCTAGCATATCTAGAGGGATCATTCTACTCTTCTCTCGGAGAGGCAGCGCTTGAAGGCAGAGAAACCGGAAAGGTTACCTATGAAAAGCTGGTTAAACAAGCGCAGGACCGTAAAGCATTTAACGGAGAAGATCCTACACTGACTGCACAAGAGATGCAACAAATAAAGCTGCAAGCTCAAGAAGCTGAGGCTGCTGCATTCTACGGCAATGTGGCTGTTCTTACAGCAACTAACGCCATCACCTTCCGTGGTCTATTGCGTCCCTTTGCAAAGTCAAGGGTCAAGTCAAACTGGCTGCGCCGCACAACCAAAGCAGAACAGGCAGCAGGTAAAGGAGCAGTTGTCGACCGATTAGCAGATCTTCCTGTTGGTGTTAGACAAGTTGCACAGGCAGGTAGATTCATGGCACCCATGTTCAAGACGTCTGCAACAGAGGGTTTTGAAGAAGCTTCTCAATACGCTATACAAGAAGGTGTCACAGAATACCAGATGGCAAAGATGGAGGATGCTGGCTTGGGTGAGCTTGCAGAATCTCTGATTACACAGAGCCGCATCAATGCCTTCGACAAAGAGTTCGGAGCACTTGGAGAAGCCTTCCCAGGCATACTTACCAAAGGAGCACAGACCTTTACCAACCCAGAAGCAAGAGAGCAGTACATTATTGGTGCTCTTATTGGTTTAGTTGGTGGTGGTAGAACGTCTGTGCGTGAGAGTCAGGCAGCACGGGAGAAGAGAGACATACAGGAGAAGCTGTTCAACGACCCTAAGTTCTACCAACTTTCAGAAAACTCTGAAAAGGCGGGTGTGGAATCGGCCTACCTCAAGGCCATGGATGAAGCAGAGGCTAGGGGAGACGAAGAGCTGTACAACTATTACCAGAAGAGACTTAGGGCCGCACAGATACTGCGTCACTACGAAGCAGGGAGCTTGGACATGTTCCGTGAGATGATAGAAGATGCTAAGACTCTCCCCGAGAAAGAGTTTAAGGAGCTGTTTGGATACGAGGAGAAGCAAAAGGTGGATCAAAACAAGGTGATAGACGATATCATCGAGCAGTCTAAGGAAGTAGAAAAGACAGCAGACGCTATTGATACGTTGTTCACCACTGCTAAAGTGCAGGGAGGCAGCAGGCTGTTCATGTCTAAGGAAGACAAAGAGTTTGAAGACGAGAAGCTTAGAGATGAGGCGTTGTATCGTCAGTTCCTTAAGCAGGAAGCAAGCACCATTGATTTAGTGCAGGGGTCTATAGGTGAGGTGCTTGATCAGATAGAGGCAATCTTCCCGGACAGTGACCTTACAATAGAGGTTGAGCAAAAAGACGGACAGAAGAGAACTGTAAACATGAAGCAGAGACTTCGTGACTACTCTCGAGCTAGGTTTGGGAGCCTAATAGATACAGAAAATGTCAGCATGGTCGGTCCCGGCCTTGCTAAAAACATAGCTAATCTTTTAATTGAAGCACAGAAGAAATTGGTAGCAGGAGAAATATCTCCCGTGCAATATGAATTGTTTGATGCCAAAGTAGCAGAGCTCACCAGGTTGATTAACGCAAAAAACAATGCAAGCACAGCATTGCGCAATCTGCTAAGAGACCCCGAGACTAGAGACCTTGCAATATCTAGGGCCAAGCTGGTCGAGACAATGGCTAGACAGGCCAAGATCGATGAGGTTGTAGACACTGCAATAGCCGACACTGTTACCCCAGAAGAGCTGGAGAACAAGATGGCCGGCTTCAAACAAAGCGGTGTGTCTCGTGAGGCAATGATCAGAGCCAAGGATGAGGTGCGTAAAAGAAAGAGTGAGACTGCATCTGCACGTAGTACATGGGATACCATGACTAGGACGGATGTTGTAAACCTTAAGAATCTCAGCCCGCTTCAAGAGAAGCTGAGAACCACGTATCTTAAGGACAGGACTCAGGAAGAGCCCAAACGAGATACTGCTGAAGCTGCACGTAAAAGACAAGCAGCACGTCAGGCTAAAGAACGTCAGAACCAAAAGCAAGATGACACTGCAGCTGGTCAGACTAAACAAGGACAGCAGCAAGACTCTGGTGAGGGAGCAACTGGGAGTGGGGCAAACAACGCCTCTAATCAAGCAGACGCACTTCTTACTACAGCTAACGGACAACGAGAGGTAGTCCTTACGCAGGATGGTAAAGTTGTTGTCAGCAGTGAGGGTACACCTATGCCCAATGACCTGCACTCTCAGCGCACAGTTGACGGCAAGCCTGTGATAGACAGAGCAGACTTGTTAGATACCGAAGAGGTCAAAGCTGGAACTGAAGTTGAGCTTGTAGTTGTAGAGGACTCCTGGTGGTTAGAAAACAGGAACAAGGCAGAGTTTGCTAATCAAGCTGAGCACATCCCAATCTACGTACGAGTGCCCGGTAAGGGTATCATTGGGGTACTCACTGCAAACAACAGCGCACTCAGACGTACTGTCTACGAAGAATTTAAAAAGGGAGAGCAGGGTCAGACTGTGACCGTGCAGATTGAAAAGAAGCACCTTAACAACAGGAACAATGCACGAGTAGAACAGCAGGATGGGACTACTGTCCCGTTCCTGTCCAATGTGATCGAAGTGTATGGTCCGGGTGTTGCTATCGGAGTTATAAAGTTCGATAGAGAATCTCCTACAGAGAAGCAGATTGTTGTTAGCACTCCAGCTGGTGCATCCCCACAAGACATAGCCGCGCTAAATCTTGCAGCAGACCAGGCCAAAGCTAGACTAGGAAAAGTCTTCCCTGGAACTGTGCTGGCATTCTATAAAGATTCAAACGGAGCCTATAGATACAATGTCCTACAAACTGCAAAGCTTAATGAAGCTGAGCAGGAGGAAGCGCTCAAGCTGTTGCAGGAGTCCTCTGACGAAGCTGCATATCAGAGACTAATTGACTTGGTTGGTTTCAATACGTTAGACCCAGGGAACTTCAACCTGAACCCAGAGCTGTTCTTATCTGTAGAGTCTGACTTCTTACCAGGAACTAACAAGAGGATAATCCGCTTGGCTATTCCTATACCTACGTCAAACCCAAAACAAGCAAATAGCTTTCTGGTTGCGGCTATCGACAACCAAACTCTTGCAGGGCTTGTCAAAGGAGAGCTAACTGCAGCAGATATAATTAAAGACAAAGCTGTTTTTGGTAACCTGATACAAGAGGTTACTATAAACGAAGATGGCAATGTGAGGACTACTGGTGTAGGATTCCAAGTGTTAAAAGGAGATGTAGCCGTAGAGTTTATCAATAGCTTTGTTCAAGAGACTGCTAACCTTATAGCAAAGAAGAGACGTCAGATGAATGCTGATCGTCTTGGAGATCCTGAATACGTTGCATCTATACTTAACGAGCAGAGAGAAAGAGCAACTACTGACACAACTGTGGGTAGTGCTAACCCTGTATCTACAGACCTGGTCCGTCACAACGGCTCTTTGTTCCATGGTATTGGGTTGAGCTTCAATTCTGCTGAGCTAAAGATTGGGGGAAAGAAGGTAACTGTCAAAACTGCACCTGTTGCAGCACCTGCACCCAACAGTAACAGCGCACAAGATCTGTTCAATAAAGCAGCTCAAGAGAGGCAGGAATCAGAAGAAAGAAGTGCTGAAGAGAAAGGACCGGAAGAAAAGAGCGAAGCGGAGCGAAACGATGAAATGGCAGAGGAGGGATCAAGTGATCCTGAAGCAGCGGCTGAGCTTGATGAACTGCTTAAGCAATTCGAAGAGACAGGAGAGGTACCTGGGCAAGAATCGGAAAAACCACCCAGCGACGACCAAATAGATAATGACGCTGCTGATGCGCCTTTCCGGTTAGCTAACGAAGCTCCTACAAAGCGCATGAACAGAAACCAGGCCAGAGCTTGGTTAAGAGAGCGTGGTATCCCAGTAGAGTTCTATGAAATTGCACAGCAAGTCGGGAACTCCGTAGCACATGGCTACATGAAGAACGCCACGGTATACCTGTGGAACAATGCAGAGGTAGGCACTGAGTACCACGAGGCATTCCACTACGTATTCCGCACCCTGCTCAATGATAAGCAGAGAGAGGGATTGTACAAAGAGGCAAGAAAGAAGTTCAACTTACCCAATGCTACCGAGCTCGAGCTTGAGGAGGCAATGGCAGAAGACTTCCGGGACTATGTGTTTACCGCAGAAGCTACAGCAGATACAATCCCAGGTAAGATCCTGAAGTTTTTCAAGGACATATTCAACTTCATTAAGTCAATCTTTATCGACCCAGTAAGCATAGACCAAATCTATTCTCTTATTGAGTCCAACAAGTTCCCAAAGAAGTACCAGAGGAATACACAGAAGTTCCAAAACACTACCGCCTACAGACTTGTGGATGGTATGAAGAAAGATGCAGAGCTCCAGAAGCAAACGATTGATTCGATCAGCACGGTCTTTATAAATCAACTGCAACAGATAAGGAAGGATAGCCCCGAGCTTGACGACAAAGTAGCAATAGCTGATCTGCTTGGTCGGAGCGAAGAGAACAAAGGTGTAATCGCAGAGTTCTTCCTGCTGCACTCTATCACGATGCCAGACGGAACATACGTGAGCGAGGAAGCTCTTGCAGAATTTGTCAAGGCTAAGACAAAGCCAGAGAGAGGTGTAATTGCAAAGAAGTATGGCTTCCGTGTAGGTATTCCTATGCTCGATGCGGTAATGACGGGCGCACTCCCAATCAGTATGGTCAAAGGCGATAAAGCCATGACCAAAAATGATAGGGACATGGCAGCCAGGATCTTCTTCCAAGTCTGGAACAACTGGTTTGATGTCACAGATGAAATTGGGAACGTTGACAAGTTTGGATTTAGAGAGGCCACTATTCTTAACTTGAAGAAGTATGGGTTTACCATCAAAGGACGGATGAAGATTAGAGAGGGTCTGCAGCAAGACGAAGACCTCGCTCAGAAAGAAGAAACTAACTACGATAAGATCTACGCTATATCTCACTTTGAACAAGACCCCATCAAGACCGTCAGTCAAGAGGTACGATTGATGTTCTCTCGTATACTGAACCAAAATCCCAACAAGCTTGGAATGTATACGTACACTGACGTAGACGAAACAATACGTGCTGCAGTGGCCGCATCTGTAGGTTCTTTGTCGTACGAAGAGATTCTTGGTAACATACAAGAAGCCGCGCAGGTCCACAAAGTATTAGAACCTGTTGCCGCTTACCTGTCTAGTGGTAACGTAAAAGCATCAGACGCTGCTGCACTTAGACGTTTCCTTACTAAAGCCTACACGGAACAACGTATCGTCCAAGAAGAGATGGTTGAGGAGGCAATGCAAGTTCGACTGGTCAACTCTGACCGTAAAAGTGCTGCGATTGCTTGGCAAACTACATGGGGCAGAGAGGGCAAGCAAACCTCAGTTGTAGACAGACAGACTGCTGTACTCAAAGAAGATACAGATGGGAATGTTGTGTTTCATAACAACATCGTAAACGGGAAGGACAGATTCACACAGATAAAGGGCGCTATCCTGGCTTACAACAAAGCCACTACACTCGAAGCAAAAGCTGAAGCACTTGGTGACTTCATGTGGTACATGTCATTGGGCATGGGCCGCACGCAAGAAGAAGCCAATAGAAGAGTCCTGGCATACGTGCAGAAGCATGGTAATCAGGAAGCAGACAAGATGTTTAACATCACTGCACGTCTTGCTGGAAAGGTGATGAATGTGACACGAGAGGGCGGGGTAATCAAGAAGATCTCTCTCAAAGAAGGACCTGTAGTAAACTTCTTCAAAGCTGAGGGCAGTAGTGTAAAGGCACTTGCTGAGGTAGCTGCAGAGTTTACTCTCCCCACTGCATTAGCATACGTTGATGGACAAGGCAAGACAATCTACCCGTACAACTTACCTACCACTTTCAGCATACACCTAGAAGACTTAGCCAAAGGTGAGGAGTCAGAGCTGTATCAGCTCATGATGCAAGACCCGTCTTTGGCAATGAACTTCGGAGAGAGCGACAAGGCCCGTGCCTTGATGTTGTACCTCATTGAGAATAAAAACTTTGAGATAACCAGCTTTAGCCTCGACTCTCTGATGAACGAGGTCTTAGAACAAGGGGCAATAGGTTATAACAAGCTGTCGGAAAGGGATTCTCTCATACTGAGAATGAACGCTTTCCTTAATCAAAACCAGGAGTTCGCATTTATACCTCTACCCGTACAGGAAACGAGAGGCCGTATGGACTTCTTGAAAGTTCCTAAGTTCGGAGACCCAGTTGCCACGTCCATGGATAAGGCAGGCATCCCAAGACAAGGAGGAGTCGCTAACATGATACGTCGCATTGTACTAAGAGATCTTGTGCGGATAGCCACTAACCCGAATATAAACGGGTTCCACTTGTCAGGATTCACCGACGCAGAGGTTGGAGGTCTTAAGTTGTCTGAGCTTGTACAGGATGCGATGCAACATCCTAGAGATCCCGTCTACAAGGAATTCTTCGACGCAGTTACTGAGCAGGTCAATAATTACCTAAACACTGAACTGCTCCAGTACAAGGATGACTTCATGAAGGAGCTTGTCAAGTACAACATACTTGCAGTAGAGGACGGAAAATACGTGATACCGGAAGGATCGAGATTGGACGACAGTAAGAAAAGATACGGAGACGCTAACGCTCTCGTAGAATCCTATATAATTACTGACCTGATCGCACGAGTAGAAATGGCACAGATGTTCCGTGGTGGGTTACCACAGTTCAAAGACGTTGCCGCTTTCTACAAGCGTATGGGGCTGCTAAACACCCCCGGAGATAAGTTCTTGATGCGAGGTGAGTTCCAGGGGGACGAGAACTACGGTATGCCTGAGGTCATAAAGGAGGCGAGCATACAAAAGCTAAACCTGCAAGATCCCTATCACAACGAGATAGCTGATAGGATCTATGATATGTACGTCAAGTACTTCATCGAAAGGGTGGGTAGAAGCCAAGAAGAAGCTGAAGCAGAAGCTAAAGCTCTCGCGGACCAATACCGCACTACGAATCTAGACGCTGACCATACTGACGCACAAGCATTTATCTCACCACGCATGTTCCAGTATATCGAACAGGGACTTGCTAGATGGACACCAGAAGATGACGTTTGGTTTGAGAAGTACATGTCGGGGGAAGGAGAATGGGCAGCACCATTTACTCCTGCCTATAAGTTCTACGCAGAGCAGATGCTTATTGACAACGGGACGTTGATAGCAGACATGCAGAAGAACTCGTATGTTGTTCTCACCAAGGAGTTAGCAGAAGGCAATGAACTGTTGACCGCCATGTACAACCGCATGATGGACCCCAACGACCCTATTGACATCATCAATACAGAGTCGGCTAAGAAAGGATTCAAGGGACAGCTATTTCAAGTTGACCAGTCTGCAGAAGGAGCGATGTTCGATGGGCTGCAAGCAAGAGAGATGGATGCATCCAAGCTCTTCATGCCGCAGATAATCAACGACAAGGCAGACATGGAGGCCAAGATGAATCGTCAGATTCGTAAAGGCATCCCGTCTATGGTGGAGAATGATGTAACGTACACTTTGCCTGACGGAACTACCCTAACCGGCGAGGAGTTACTCAAGCAATATCACCAAACACACAGTGATATTGTCGACGCACAGTACGACAGGTTAGAGAAAGAGCTTGGGTATGATAAACTCAAGAAGGACCCGTCTAACCCAGAGCTGAGACTGAACTTCTTGCAGAGAGTTAGAGAGTTAATCTACGATAACGCGGCACGCAACAACAAGATTGACTCCAACCTCGACAAGCAGATGATAATTGTAGAGGACATTCTGCAGCAGAGATACGACTTCAATGTTCCTATCTCTTTCCCAGTATACCAGAGAGAGTACCAGAACCTCATCTCGGCTTTGTTCAAGACCAATGTACACTCTGTTAAACTGCCGGGCCGTGAGCTTGTGCAGGTTGCAGGACCAGGTAAGTGGAAGATAGGAGATGAGGTAAGAGAGCTGCGTCACTTAGATATAGACCCCAAGACAGGCAGAGTAAAGCACGCAGAGATAATGGTGTCGGAAGACATCGCTGAAAGACTTGGCCTTGAGATAGGAACTACTGGTGTGCTCTACCGTATCCCCAACCAGGACTACTCATCTAATGTACCCTCCAAGATTGTAGGTATACTCCCAAGAGGATACTCGAAGACAGTGATTGTCCCAGGTAACATTACGATCCAGACTGGTTCTGACTTCGACATCGATAAACTGTTTGCGTTATTCCGTAATACTAGCCCCAAAACAAAGCTGGCTGAGAATAAGAACCGCATGCTTGACTTCGTGGAAGCTGTATTGCTTGACCCCAGCACTGCACCTTATCTGTTTAAGCCACTTACACAGGACACACTGGACGCTTTAGCTAGTGACCCAGAGATTGCAAGAGACGGAGCTCTACCATTTGACCATCCGCTAGTTGAGGTTCGGATGGAGTCTAACTACAAGAGTGCAGCCACCCTGGTTGGTGGATATGCTAACGGCATCACGGGATGGAATATTGCCGCAGTTGCTGCAAGATATGCAGACCCAGAATCCGACTACGTCAGTGACGGTATTATCGTAGATGCGTCGAAGCATTTCTTACTGAACGGTGTGTTGCTTAACCAAATCAACGTAACCTCTCCCTTTACAGGAGAAAGAACACTTGACGGTATGGTAGAAAGACTTTCTGCCGCACTTGACGCAGCCAAGGGATTGATTCATAACACGTTGAACGATAACGAGCATACGCTGAACGCGACTGTTTACCTGAAGAGCATAGGATTCGAAGATGCAGACATTGTAGCTCTGATGACTACGCCTCTGGTGCGTCAGTTCGTTGAGCAAAGACGCACGTTCCCCAACAAAGGAGTAGGAACTGTCTTCAATGAATTGGGAATCGCTCGTAAAACGTATAAGAAGATTGTCAAGAATGACAAGGAGATGGAGACCTCTGTCGTCGACACCGCAGAACTGAAAGAAATAACTGCTGCAGGTGAGACTGATACAGAGAGAGCCGAGAACGCATTCCTTGCTTTTGCAAAAGCATACGCAGCTGGTAACAGCTTAAGCGAGTTCTACAAAATTATTGCTGCAGATAACCTTGATGGCATGGGAGACTATGCTGAAAAGGAGGCTTATCTCGATGTACTGGAAAACTACAGACGAGGTAAGGACGGCAACATTGTAGGATACACTGAAGTGGAGAAGATACTGGAGGGAGACGCATACCCAATGGCAAAGGCTCACTTCCGACAGTACCAACGTGAGGTGGAGATGTCTACACAGCTGTTCCTCACCGCATCTGTTGGTGTGAGAGCATTTAAAGAACAGTTCAAAGAAGTAACTGGTAAGATTAAATTATCAGAGCAAGAACACAGGTACATAGACAGAGCAATGTTCTACCACATCTTGACGAAAGATGGATCTCCGCTGGCAAGTTTCATGAGTAAGGATAGAGTGCGGCAGATGTTGCTGAAGCCTAACGACAACCTCTACACACAGGTGCAACAGTTGTTGGATGACGTCCCTGCACTTGAAGACCACGCATTCTTAGGGAGCGTAGTAGAGAGCCCCGGTTACTCTGACGAAAGAAACCGTGTGTGGGGTATCTCCATAGAAAATACTGAGAAGATGACGGCTCAGAAAAGAGACGAGGTCATCCAGTCGTTCCTCGACATATTGTACAATCCCGAGAAGTTTACGGCGGGAATGGAGAACGCCGAGG